AAATCCGCCGGGCTTTCATGCACTTAATATGCCAGAATGGGAACGTGCAGACATTGAGCGCGTGGCTGATGAGATATTCCCGACAATGCGATACACAGAGAGCACACTCCTCGGAGAACCGTTCCTCAACCAGAATTTTAAGTGGCTCATGGATCTGTATCGAAGGTATGGCGTCTATTACAGGCCGACGACAAACGGTTCGCTCATCACTGAGGAAAAGCTCGAACAGGCAAACGGAGTAATAGACTGGCTCAAATGCTCATTCGATGCCCACAACAAGGCGCTCTACCATAAATTATATTTGCGCGATAATTTCAATCACGTTGTTGAGAATTTGAAAATGTTCTCAAAATATCGCGAGAAGATGAATCCTTATCCCTGGTTCCGTGTCGGTCTTGTGCTGATGAAATCAAACCTCAATCAACTCAAACAGTACGTTGATTTTTGCAATCAGGAATTGGGCGTTGATGATGTGGAAATCATGGGATTGAATTATAGCAATCCGGACATGCAAGACGAATTATATTTTGACATGAAAACAGTAGTCAATGTCCGGATATGTGAAATAATTGATTATTGTACTAAGAAAAAATACAGAATACGTTTACCATTTTGTCAGATGGGGAATGATGTTCTTTTTGGGCAACCAGCGGCAGAATTGGGGGCGAACTGGCGCCCTTACTCCGATGAGGTTCGCTGGGGTGATATTTTTGGAAACAAAGAGCAATTTGAAAATGTATATGTCTGGACAAATAAAATGCGCGTATCAATGATTGAGGCCGATGATTTATCAAAGATTGGTGTTTGTGAATATTTTACAAGGCCATTTTTAAAGCCTCCAGTCATGATGCACGGTACATCAAAGCTGCCCGTCGAGGCTTGCGGTTCATGTTCAACATTCGTTTTTGGTGATCTCAAAAAAGAAAAATTCAGGGACATTTGGAACAATAAATTCAATCAGGAATTACGCACTTTTATGTATGATAAGCCGCGCATTCCACGCGAACAATGGCCGACACCATGCCGAAAATGCCTCTGTATCGATGCCGAATACAACGAACAGAATAACGGAAAGGGAAACATGGGAAAACGATATTATACTCAATACGCAATGTACGGGGATTGAAAATGAACGTGCTTGATAATTATGTTATGTCCGCACCATCAGACCAGAATATCGTTGATATATTCAAGGATGAGTGGACATCCGAATTTCCCCGTGAGAGTTGTTTGAAAACATCCCCCAGCGTATCGAGGTTATTCGAGGATGACCGTCTATTCTGGATGGAGGAGGTTTTCGGGGGCATTGAGGGATTTAGAGTGCTCGACCTCGGGCCCTTGGAGGCGGGTCATGCTTACATGATGGAGTTGATGGGCGCGAGGGAAATTATTGGGGTCGAATCAAATACCAGGGCATTTCTGAAATGTCTTTGTGTCAAAGAAATTATGAAGCTGTTCAAATGCCAATTCATGCTCGGTGACTTCAATTCATATTTGAGAAATAATAACGAACGGTTTGATTTGGTCGTGGCTGGTGGAGTTCTATATCATCAACAGGAACCAAACAATCCCATCGAGCTATTAAAATTGATTTCAAAATGCACGGATAGGATTTATATCTGGACTCATTACTATGATTCGGAAATAATAGGAAATGATAAAATATTGCATTCGTACGTAATCGGTAAGAATAAATTTTTCCCCGTTATGACTGATGTTTATGATAACATCACATATAGCTATTCAATTCATTCATATCGGGATGAATTGGAAAAAGGGGACGGCTTTTGCGGTGGTTCTCAGTCCTCAAGTATTTGGCTGACAAGAGATAGCATTTTAAATGCTTTAAATATTCTTGGGTTTAAAAATATTAAAATTGCATTTGATGAACCGAACCATGTCAATGGCCCGGCATTATCTATATGCGCCATGAGATGATATGAAAACGAGCTTTATAATTCCGATGTATAAAGACTATCCTGTGGTTCTGGCTTCGCTTATTGCTCAAAATGAGCAGAACTGGGAGGGGATACTGATTCACGATGGCCCCTGTGACGGCACGTGCTCAGAGGATGAGAAGGAAATTGAACGATATAAAAATGAGCCAAGAATTAAGTTTTTTGAGACTGATAGATGTCATCATGATTACGGTCATGCAGCGCGGGAGTATGGGCTCGGTAAAGTTGCGGCAGACAGTGAATTTATAGTCTTCACGGGTGCAGATAATTATTATATTCCCGATTTCCTAAAATATATGATTCAGCCATTCAAGCGCCCAGAGGTCGGCGGAGTGTATTGTAATTGTTTGCATAATATCATAAAATATGAAAAAATGGAATGTACTTTTGCAATGGCTCATATTGATAGCGGTAATTTTATGACACGAACAAAATACGCTCAGATCGTGGGATGGAAATATCGGAACTACGAAGCCGATTGGATGTTCATGCGGGACATTGCAAGGCTGTTTTGCACAACACCACAATCAATTCAAAAAATTGACAGAATTTTGTTTGTTCATAACTGATGATAACAGGGGAAGACAGGCAGCATTTTATCGGATATTCAGATAACGTATATATCCGAACCGAAAACAAACTTGAATATGCGATACTGGAAAATGAACATCATCACAAACTGACGGAGGAAACTATTGTTGTCGAGCGAGGGCGGATAATGGCTATAACAAGCCGCGAAGGGAGTTATCAGTATAAAATAATGCAACCACGAGAGGCGCACACGTTCAGAATTGGAGAGGTTCACACATTGCTATTATGGCCGAAGGCCGTTATTCATACAATAAAATACAACGCCATTGACGGCGACTGGTACGGAGAAAAGGAATGAGCCAGAAAAAAGCGAAGCGATATAAAAAATATATGCACCGTCAATCGAATAAAATAATAAAGCAATTTCTTGAACAGTTAAAAAATGATAATATACTGAGAAGACTTATAATCGCATTACATATTATATTCGGGGTGTGAAGATGAAAAAACGTATTTTAATTTCAGGCGGAGCGGGGATGATGGGGAGCCATGCCGTTGACTATCTCATCGAGCACTACGGGAAAGAGTATGATGTTTATGTCGCCGATGATTTATCTGGATGTTATGCCGAGAATATCAACAAGAAAAGCAAGTTCACGAAAATTGACTTAAAAGACCGAAAGCAAGTCCAGAAATATTTCGATAATAATTTCAGCGATGGAATTGATATTCTGATGTGCTATGCCGCCGCCGCCCAGGAGATACGGTCCTATTTTTCACCGCTCTATAATGCCTCGGTCAATGACGATTGCCAGAAAAACGCCATTGTAAATGCGCTGGCTCATGGCGTGAAACACATTGTTTTTATGTCTTCAATGTCCAGATACGGGGATGGGACAGTCCTGAATGGTGACGGTGGAATTGTGGCGCAACAACTTCTTCCGTTCAGAGAATCGTATATCCTCGCACCCCGCGACCCTTATGCAAGCTCGAAGGTTTACATCGAGAATTTTATAAAGGCATTGAAAGAGGTTCACGACTTTACGTACACGATATGGGTTCCTCATAATGCTTTCAGTCCCCGACAATACGTTGATCCATACAGAAATTTTCTGGCTATCTGGATGAACTTGATGCTACTCAATAAGGATTGCTATATCTACGGCACGGGCGACCAGCTCAGGGCCATATCATGGGTGGACGATTATAACCCGACGATATGTGAGAGCCTTTTCAACCCGAACACATACGGGCAGACTATAAATATCGGCGGTGATATATTCCGAAGGATTATTGACTGGTATGCTCTCGTATGTGATGTGACAGGATGGCAGAGGCCGGCTATCAGGATTGACGGCAGGCCGGGGGAAGTCCACTGGGCATATACCGACCATGCAAAGGCCAAGAAAATAACGGGCTTTGAAAACAAAACCGACCCCCGCGATGCTCTGGTCCAGATGTGGGATGTATTCAAGCGCAAGGGTCCGCGAGAATTTAAGTATATCAAAGGATTTGAAATTGATTCGCCTCGAATCCCGATAACGTGGCGTGAAAAGAGGTTCTAACAATGAACATACAACAGCGCATTAAAAATGCAGTAAAAGCATTTACAACCGATATGTGGCAGGATGAAATATCAGGTCAAGGCTCTGTGATGGATAGGACTGTTCGCCTGAAGGGAAACCGCGTCTACCGCGTTCCGTATGAGCGCATGAAGCAATATCAGTCAAACGGTTTTTTGCAAAACATCATTGAACAGCCTGCCGAGGATGCCACACGTGAATGGATTGACATCACCACGAATCGTGACGATGACCTGAAAGTAAATCGCATGATTGAAAAGCGCATGGACGAATTGAAATTGCAGAAAAAACTTTCTGATTTCATCAAGTTTTCGCGTATGTATGAAAAGGGTTCAATGCTTTATTATGGTGTGATAGCGGATAAGCCGCAGGATGCTAATGAGTTGAAGAACCCGATGCCACTTGATACGCTCCAGAAGATTGATTTTATCAATGTGATCGAGGAGCCTGACAGATTTTATTTTTTCATTCTGAACCGTTATGACCCCACGAAGCGCGATTACAACAAAGTGGATTTTTATATCATGGGACAACAGGTCCATACTTCCCGGCTATCATGGCTCGTTTATAACTGGTATCCTCTGGAGCTTATGGGCGTGTCCATCATAGAGACCGTTGAAAATGCGGTGGGCGCTCAGGACTCGGCCCTCTGGTCGGCGGCCTCGCTTATGCAGGACATAGCAACAACAGTATTCAAATCGGATATGTTCGCCGGACTTTCACAAGATAAAATTGCCGATATTCTCTGGAGCCTAAAGAACCAGAAAAATACTCAGTCAGTTATCGGGTTGAAACCCACAGAGGAATATCAGAAATTGACGTACACGCTCACGGGCATAAAAGAGATATTTGATTTTGTGATTGAATGCCTCGGAGGCGTTGCCAGAATGCCCCGCTCTATACTCATGGGCAAGGCCCACGGTATTATCACGGCTCAGGAATACGATGCTCTGAGCTATTTTAATCAAATTGCAAAATTTCAGGAAATCGAATTGAGGCAGATAATCAAGAAGATCGGGGATATGATAATCCACGAACAACGAGGAGAGATTTATAATGCCCTCGGCGGCGGTGTTGATGCGCTTGATTGGGATTTCACCTTCAAGCCGCTTTACAAACTCGATCCGAAACTGGAATCAGACAAACAGTTGAACGATGCGAACCGCGACAAGATTGATATCGAGGCTGGTAAAATGTCACCGCAGGAGGCCCGCACGCTTGATCCGCGCATGGACGAGCTCGAGGACTTTACATCCCCGGCGGCACGGCAACAGGCGATACAGACGTTCGCGCCCGTCAAGACGACCAAACAGGCCGCGCAACCATCAAGCGATAATTTGAGAAACATAACAGTTGACCCCGTGCATCAGTCGACGGATATGCAAGCAAGACTCGAAAAGGAGGCCACTCAGGGAATTAAAAAACCTGAGATAAAAAGCAATTTTGGATTTCGCACAATTTCCGATAAAATAGAACCGGGGGATACAATATGAAATGCTGTGAACAGGAAATGAAAGAGGTTCTCAGTCTCGGAAAACCATTCGCGCATGTTTGTGAACTGTGCGGAAAAGTCATTGAGCATGGCAAGGTCGAGAAGAAAATAAAGAAGATCATCAAAAAAGCCCGAAAGTATGAGAAGAAAAACAAAAAGTAAATATCCCTTACATCTCGAAAGCATGATGGAAAAGTATTATCGATCATGCATTAAATTCCTCGCTCCTAAAGTCATGGCGAAAGTTTTAAAAGATGAATCGGGGAAACTGAGAGTTGACGAGAATATCCGCGATGACTGGGCGGACATTGACGATGAATACGAGGAGTTCGTTTATTCCCCGAAATCAGAGGAATATTTCAAACGGACATTCAAGGCATTAGCGACGTGGACAGCATTAAAAATTATTGGTCATATCAATCAAGCAAAAATACCGCGCTCTGAAAAGAATATCAAAGGTACGATAATTGAAAACGCTAAGCCGACCATTGAGAAGGTGCAGGCTGATATGATAGCAAAATCACGCGAAATGGCCCTTGCTCTCGGCAGGGAATACACACAGGGCGTATCCATTGAAGCGGCACGGGCATTGTATGAGGAGAAGGCCACGCTGGAGGAATTGAGAGACGCGCTTCTGAAATATACCGATAACAATATTAGCAAGGCTGAATTTTGGGCGCGGGATCAGATGGGGAATGCGTGGTCATCATACAATAAAGCATTTCAAACCGAAGCAGGAATAGAAAAATTTATATGGCGAACGATGCTTGATGATAAAGTTCGGGATTCCCATGCTGAACTGGAAGGAAGAGTTTTTGATTGGGAGACTGGCGCAGCGGATACGGGACTTTTGGACGCACCGGGAGCGGCATTTTGTGGAGACGATTGGAATTGCAGGTGTACTCCGGAGCCATACATTGAGAAGCAACAGGAAGAAGCCGAATGAGCGAAACCAAACTGAAAAATTCTCTTGGGGATATGTTCATCGATTGGGCTCAGGGCATGTCTCAAAAAGAGATGGAGAAAAAATATAATGTCGTATATAGCACCATTACGCGCCGATGTAAGCAAATAACCGAAAAGCTCTTCAATGGTGATAGCAAATATTTATTTAATAACGTGGAAAAAATAAGGAAAGATGTAGATAAAATTGCGCCTGCTGTTTTAAAGTGTCGTTATTGCGGACAGCCAAAATATTTCTGGGGAGACAAAGAATGAAAATTGCATACACGTGCTCAAAGCCTGGAAGCTCAAATTCATGGTATAGGTCCAGCGGAGTAATCCCGAAATTAAAGATGCTCAATAAATTCATAGAAGTTGAATTATTGAATGAAATCGCATGGTTTTATATGGCGGATGCCGATATATTACATATCCTCAATCCCTATGAACAGACATCATTCATTGCGGCAAACATGGCAAAGGATTATGGTCTGAAATTATGGATTGATCTTGATGATGATGTTCTGAACGTTCCCCCGAACCATCCGGAATCAGAAAAGTTCTGTAATTATAATTTCAAACAGATAATATGGAAGCTCATGGAAATGGCGGATGCGGTATCAGTGCCGACGGAATCCATTAAAAATTCACTCATGAATTATAATAAAAATATTCATGTGATCCCGAATGCCTTCAATGATTATAATTGTAAATTATCAGAGATGCGGTCAAATAAGCAGATTATAAGCTGGCGTGGTTCAAAAACTCATAAAGACGATTTAAAAACAGTTAAAAAGGCATTGGTTGAGCTATCTGAAAAATATCCACATGTCGTTTTTAATTTTCTCGGCGATCCCGATGGTCACTATCACGTAACCGATGATATGCCAAACAGAAACATCATGAAAGCCATTGCAACACTTGATTATTTTAAATATATGAGTTTTCTCGCTCCCGGAATACAAATACACCCGCTGGAAGACAATGAATTCAATCGCGGAAAATCTAATATAGCATGGATTGAGGGCGCGGCGGCGGGCGCGGTTTGTGTTATGCCGAAATTGCCCGAATTTGAAAAGCCGGGATGCCTGACGTATTCGACTGATATTGATTTTACTGCAATAATTCAGGATATAATCTCCAATTCTGGAAAATATGACGGTTGTTTTTTCGAAAGTAAAAAATATATCGAGGAAAATCTCATGCTTAGCGAAGTCAATAAATTGAGATTAAATCTGATTGAAGGGCTTTAAAGAGCTTAAATCAACGCCACAATTATTTATTAGTGCATTCAAAAAAAAAATAGAGAATTGCCATAATATAAATACTATGGCAATATGATAATCTTTGATTCGTTTCCGCTTCAAATAATCGAGACAGGCGAAGGATTCTTAAAGGCCCAGGTGACGTTTGCGGTCCCCGGAGTCCTGCCTTATTGCTATGCCGATGGAATACGATTTGAAGCGAAATTACCAGAGGATATACTCAGTTCCGACTCAATAGAATCCGCAAACGGCAAGCCTGTTGTTGATGGTCATCCCTATGATAGCAACGGTCAGCCGTATGCTGTCACCCCTGCCAATTTTCAAAATCTATCAAAAGGCGCAATCACTGGAGCCCACGTCGAGAACGGCAAGGGCGTGGCGACGATTATGGTTTACGACTCGGCGCTCATTGATGATATTAAAAACGGAAGAAAAACTGAAGTGTCAATGGGGTTTGACCACGACTCCGATAACAGGCCTGGAATATTCAACGGAGTAAAATACGATTCAGCGCAACGAAATATTCGCGTCAATCACCTCGCGATTGTCGATCACGCGCGGGCTGGAGAGGCGACTAAAATTAAATTATATGCGGGAGATAGTGCTATGGAAACTAACAACCAAACAGCGGGGAACGCTGGCGGCGGGAAACCGTGGATGTATAAGACCTTCGACGGCAAGCGGGAATTTGCCGTGGACGGTAAAGAATTACAAGACGAACTCATTGCCCTGAATAAGAAAATCAAGGCCGATGGGGACGCTCTGAGAGACGCACATGCCAAGTTATCAGCAACCCCGATGACGAAGCCCGACGAAGAAAAGGAAGGCGCGAAGCAGGACCTTCTGAAGCAGGTCGAGGAACACGAAGCAAAGGAGAAAGCTCTTATGGAACAGATCAGCGCACTCATGGAAGGTTTGACAAAGCTCAGCGAGGAAATGCCCGGCAAAATTGCCGCAGAATCAGATGCAAGGATGGACGCGATGGACAGCGTGAAGTCCGTTGACTGCTCGGCGAAGATGGACGGCCTGACCACGACTGAGATCAGGAAGATGTATATCGATAAGGTATACGGCGGATCGATTAAGTGCGACGGTCTGGATAACGTGGCAGTCGCCGCGAAATTCGAGGCCGCAAAAGAGATGCGGAAAATCATGGCGAACACGTTTACGCCGGGTTCTTCTCAGGTTCGGCAGGCGCAGACAGTAACGGTTGATGCTCCGAAACTCGCGGAGCAGGTAGAATCAAAGCGGCAGGCGTTTGGTAACGCCTACGAAGAAAATCAAAAGAAGTTGAGAGGTTAATTATGGCAAGTTATATTCCACTTGAAGGATTATATCTGGCGAAACCGCTCGTGCCCGGAAAGTTTGCGAGGGAACACCCGATGAACTATGTCCGGTCGTTTGCGGCAGGTGAATCAATACCGATGGGATTCGCGGTGCAGGTCAGCGGGGATGACCCTGGTATTTGCAGAAAAGCGTATAGCAACAGAGCGATGGTTCTTGGTGTTGCGATGTTCTCTCCTGATACCCATGAAACCGATTACACGACTCCCGCGTATCTGTCAGGCTCGGCGGTCGGCGTCGGTGAAGGTCTGATCATGGGAAGGTGCTG